TAAAGGTCAAGGAATGATTGCTTAGTATCTTCATCGAATCTACTGATACAGTTGGTCACTGCTGTCAAACGATTACCGAAGATAGCAAATGCTTTAGCGATGTGAACTAGACGACGTGTAGTTACAACCTCATCAACACCACCATCATAGAATGTCTTACGGATAATACCTGCCCACTTGACAAGTAGTTCAGTGAACTCTTTATCACATCCATTAGCAAGAAGAATCTTAGTCTCAACAGTTGCAGTTGGATACTCTTGCTCAAAGGTTACAGGGAATCTTTCTAGGAATGCTTCATTAAGTACGTTAGTACCAACGAATCTACCATCATCAGAACCTTTACCTTTGGTATTAGCAGTTGCGATTACGTTGAACCCTGCTGCAGGTCTGACATACTTACCAATCTTCTTGAGGAAAACACCCTTGCCTTCTAGTACAGATTGTAAACATAGAATCTTGTTTGATGCAAGGTCAATCTCATCAAGTAATAAGATAGCACCTCTCTCAAGAGCTTCAACTACAGGACCGTTATGCCATACAGTAGAACCATCTATCAATCTGAATCCACCGATAAGATCATCTTCATCAGTTTCAATAGTGATGTTGACTCTGATCATTTCTCTCTTCTGAACTGCACATGCTTGCTCTACACATAATGTTTTACCATTACCAGATAGACCTGTGATGAATGCAGGGTAGAATAACTTAGACTTGATAATCTTTTGGATTGAATCGAAAGAACCAAACTTAGTAAAAGTCTCATCTTTACTTGGAACATAAGATGCTTCAACTGCAGGTTGTGCAGATGGTGCTTGATATGCTTTCTCAATCGCTTGAGCAGTAAGATTCCATTTACCAATACCAGTTTTGTAGTTCTTCAATCTTTTGCATGCTGTAGCATAAGAGATAGAAAGTGTTTCACCTGCTTCTCTGATGTCATTACAACCTATGTCGCTACCAACTTTCTTAGTTAGATACTCAACAAGTTGTTCTGTTGTTACTGGATTTGGTTCAAATGTCATTGTTTTAGTGGATTGCTTTGTTTGTTATGTACTTATTATAGCAGGTACATCTGCTGTGTGCCACCCTAGTGGACACTTTGTTAACTGTCCTATGCTATCTGTTCGATAAACTTGTTGAGGACAGTTTTGTTAGATGTCTTAGAACCCATGTGCTTTTTGAATGCACGAGTTAGTTCTGCCTTAGTAGCAACTTCTCCTTTTGAGTTTACTTCGATCTCATCAGAAGACTCACCGATATTTCTATCAGGCATATAGATCTGTTCAGAGAATCCCATTTGATTTGATATAGAGAAGTATCTTTGCTTCTTCCATACCTTATCAACATCGATACCTCTAGTATCTACTTCATTGTATCTTAGAGTACGACCTAGATCACTCTTACTGCATAGTCTGATACCTATCCAGTTGTAATCAGTGATCTCTCTGAAGAATGCTACGATCTCCTTAGTTGTATGATAAGCATGTGTACTAAGTTTCTTAGTGTATCCTGTCTTCTTGTCACGAAGGAAAAATACACAGGCACTAGCATGAGCAAGACATCTAGTGAATCTATTACTGAAGTATCCTTCTCTGTCTTCTTCACAAACATATGATAGAGGATTTGCTTCACCATCAGTTAGACATACAACGTTTACCTTTTGTACATTCTCAACTTTCTTCATCTGCTCAACAAGTTGACGAGTACACATGATTGCTTCAGCAAGTGGTGTACCACCAAGTTGATATTGTTCATGAGCATTGACTCTGTATCCACCCATTGCATAAACCTGCATGAAGATTACTTTCATAGACTCATCAAGAGACTTAGCATTCTGTTGAGAAGATAGAAGTTCTAGCATTCTGAATGAATCATTGATGTAAAGATCATTTGGTTTGAATCTTGCATACTCATCACTAGAGTGAGATCTGAAATAGCAATCTTGGAATGCAAGAACTCTGAATGGAATACCTGCTTTTCTGCAGAACCAAACTAGATTGAATGTTTGCTTGAGTGTATCAAGAAGAACATGTGTCATAGAACCAGACCAATCGATATGGAATACTAGACCATGATTCTTACCATCAGGTACAGTTGTGATTCTCTTGAAGATATCATCTGTCAACTTGTACTTGTATAGAGAGTTAGTATTGATAACACCAGTTTTAGATGTTGCCTGTCTCTTGTACTGATCAGCAGACTTCTTCATTTCAAACTGCTTGATAAGATAGTTGACTTCTTTATTAGCAGACTTTTTGAACTGGTTGTATTTTTTAAGAACATACTCCTTGTTTGCTTGCATGAGGTCAAGAAACATTTGACGCTCTTCCTCTGTAACAACATGCTTTTGCTTAGGATTATAGAAGTGTTCATGAAGATCTTCTTGAATCGTTTTGTGAGAAACGATATAATCTTCAACCTTGATATCTGGTAGTGTAAGATACTTCCACTCCTTAGCATTGTCATCAATCAATGTCTCTAGTGCTTGATCAAATGCTTGTTGAGTAATACTCTCTGTTTCATCATGCTCAGTATCTTCACTGCCACGCTGACCGAGTGTAGGAGTTGCTTCTGGTGTACCTACTGGTGCCTGAGGTTGATCTTGATCTATACCTAGTTTCTGCTGTTGCTGTTGTTGCTGTTCACCTTTCTCAGATGGTTGCATATCCCACTCAATATCCATATCACCTAGGTCACCAAAGTCACCTGCACCTTCTTCACCTTCTGACTCTGATTCTTCTTTACTGTCTTCGATCTTCTCTGCTCTACCATATAGATCGATTGCTAGTTGTACAACCTGATCAAATGTTTCTGTGTTAGCAGCACGATCTACCCATACTTGCTCCTCATCAGAGAAACGAATATTAGCATTACCTTTGAACCATAGGTTGATACGATCAATGAAAGGAATCTTGGTAAGATCTTCATGATTGACACCAAAGAAATCTTGCTCATTTAGATCTGTATATCCTTCATAAAAACTTTTGCGAAGACCTGGATATGCTCTCTTCATCAACTTCTCAATACGAACATCTTCTAGAACATTTACAAATCCTCTGTCACCATCGTGAGGTTTGTTTGGTGTATATAATGCGTGTCCAACTTCATGACCTACAAGTAAATCGTATATTGCATTGGTTGCTGTGTTCCAGATAGGAAGTATAAGAACTCTGTTGTTCACATCAAAAGATGCAGTTGAAACTCTACGATGCTCAACTGTAAGATTCTCTGTTGCTAGTAGTTTAGCAAGTGTTCCTTTTACTTCTTGATTAACTGTCATGTGTTTCCTTGTGTATGTACTTATTATAACCCATTGTCAAGGTATGTGCCACTCTAGTGGACACTTTGTTAACTGTCACATGACCGCAGTTACACTCATTACCTGTGCACCAGGATTTCTAGCAAGTGCTACCTTCTTAGCATCTTGATAATCTATAGCGATGACTTCTTCATCCCAAACTTTACCTGCCTTAAACAGTGTTACTTTACATACCATCAGGAGTCCTCCGACATTTTAGAGAAATCATTTACCTTCTCAAATTTTAGAGTGCGTAAAAACTTATCTAATAATACATCACCTTTATGTGATATGACAAATAGATTAGTTGTCTGTCCTAGTGATTTTAATATCTGTAAGAGCTCGTTAGTTGCTGATGCATCAAGAGAAGAATCAAAGACCTCATCAAGTATCAATAGATTAGTTGCTACACTATTCTTCATTCTGGCAACTTCCCTCCATGTAAAGAGAAGTGATAGATCTATCTTCTGTTTCTCTCCTTCAGAGAATGATGCATAACTAAAATCATCTCTAAATCTACTCATTAACTTCTCATTGAACTCTTCATCTAGTGTAAAGTTTACAAAGAAGTCCATACTGTTCAGATATTTATTGATCAACTTGTTAAAAATTGGCACATATTTTTTAATAATCTGAGATTTTATACCACTATCCTTAAGTAGTTGTGATATAACTTGGAACTCATCCAACTTTTTATTAACGTGAGAACAACTTTTCATAGTCTCCTCTAAACTCATTTGTAATTCTACCAGAGCAGATTGTTCTTTGTCAATATTAGGTGTGACAGTTTGTAGTTTGTCTATTTCTTTTTCTCTTCTAAGATTTTCTTTTTGTAATCTTATGATCTCACGTTCTATTGCGGATATATCTGTTCTCATATCATGGCACCTCATTGATATATCATCTGCTGCTTCTATTTCATTCAACAATATGTTTATATCTGCCTTAAGATTGTTTAGATTTTTTGCTATTGATTCACCAGTTTCTTCTAATGATTTTATTTTCTTATCCTTAAATGTTTTCTTAATAACCTGTGTACAAGTAGGGCAGTTATCATGTGTAGATAGAAACTTGATTTCTTTCTTTGCAGTTCTCAACTCAGAGTTTAAAGAACCTTGATCTAGTTTCAAATCATCTAGTTTACTTCTTTGCTCTCCTGTATCTACTACTTGTTTATAAAGACTATCTAAATCTCTTTTCTTTACTTTTAGTTCCCCTTCTTGATCTCCCATCTCTACCCAGTTTGCATCTATCTTATCTTGTATCTCTTTCTGTCTATTATCGTTTACTTCCTTAAGTTGTTTTAAAAGTTTTGTTTGTGCTGATACTTTCTGCTCTGCCACAGTTAACATGTGGTCACATTCTTTTCTTGCTGATAATGTTTCTTTTACTCTATCTCTCAACAAGAGATTCATTTTTGAGAAGATCTTGATGTCCAGTAAATCCTCGATAACTTCTCTCCTGTGACTTGCTCCGAGTTGCATGAAGGGCACAAAAGTGGATGAACCCAAGATGACGACTTGCGTAAATGATTTGAAGTTGAGTTTGAGAACTGATCCCTCAAGATATTTTTGGGTGTCGTTCGCTGCAGCGTCCTGATCGACGAGTTTATTGTTCCTGTAAAGTTCAAATACATTTGGTTTAATACCTCGGAATACACGATATTCATCTTTACCAATGGAGAAGGTGACTTCTACTTTGGTGCCTTTTTCGTTGATACTATTTACTAGTTGACCCCTAGTTATCTTTCTAAAAGGTTTGTTAAATAATCCGAAACATAAAGCATCCAACATGGTGGATTTACCCGAACCATTTTGTCCTACTATTAATGTAGACTGACTTTCATCGAGATTAATTTCAGTCCATTGATCACCAGTGGAAAGAAAGTTCTTCCACCGCAATGTTTCAAATACGATCACTTAACGATTTTGCCTTTTGGGATAATAAGTTGGTTTTCTTTAATGATTGTGAATCGATAATCATGATTAACACAGTTCATAGCAATGATGTCTGGATCAACTTCCATGATTTCCAGATCTCTTTCACAGTCGTTTGCTTCGACAAGACCCATATGTCTAACTGCATCATCCTCAGACTCAAAAACCGTTACAGTTTTTTTCTTGTCCTTAGATTGAACAGCGTAGATTCCTCCTGATTCTTGTTCGATTAGTACAAACATTATAGTTCTGATGCCTCGACGTACAGTGATCTCATAACAGATTTGACATTTGACTTATCAACTTTAAGCTCTATCTCATCTATGTATGATTCAAGTAGTGTCATGGTGTCCTCTGTTTCCAGAGTACTATCCGAACATTCTAGTTCAGCACTAAGGTCTTCAACAATCTTAAGATCTCCGAGACCTATATTTTGGAGTTGCTTGACCGCATAGTCAAACTTCTGGTAATCACCTTTCTCCTCTACTATAAGTTTTACGAATGATCCTTTGAGGTCTTCTGGCTCTGGGATACTAACTCCATTATTATAATACAATTTATGAAAAACGTCAAAGGGATTCCTATAAAAAGTAGTCTTAAGAGTAGTCGTGTCAAAAACATGAAACCCTCTTTTGCATCCGTAGTCATTCCAATATAGTTGATAAGGATTACCTAAGTAAGATATATTACCTTTAGTTGATTTCTGATGGTAGTGTCCACTGAAGACTCGTTTGAATTTATTGAAGAAGGTTCCGTCCATACCACTTTCCATGACATGACCAGGATGTGCTTCAAAACCATTCAGTTCTAGATGACCCATGCATACAGGTGCTTTAGATCTTTGAACTGCTTCAAATACTTCAGACTTGTTATCATCACAAATCCAAGGTAACAATAGTATATCAACTCCATCATAACTCTTAGTTGTTGGTTTGTCAATAACATCAAAGTTATATTCACCTAAAATCTCATGAGGTGCATTTACCCTTAAAGTATTCTTATAATATATGTCATGATTACCAATCAGCATAGTATGATTACATCCTAGTTTCTCTAACTGATCAAACCACATCTCCTTTGCTGAGTCCAATGACATAAAATTAATATATCTTCTTCTATCAAAAGTATCACCCAGATTTATAACTTCTTTTATACCTGATGCTTTTATAAAAGGTACCACCACTTTACCATAAAATTTGGCATAGTGATTGATGAAGTGTTGGTTATCATTACGCACACCGAAGTGCTGATCCGTGATAAGTAGGATCTTCATGGGCGACGAGTTTTTATTTGTATGTTATTCTTGATAGCATTATAGTCGGTATTGCCTGATCCGTCAACTGTAAAGATATCTGAGTAACCATACTTGTCAATAATCTTATCTTTTATATCCATTTGTCTTTTCTCTTTTGCTATCCTACGAAGAAAAGCATAGTATACTATCTGGGTAAAATAAGCAAAGGGGTTCTTAGATTTTTCGGGGTTGAAATTTTTTATATACTGTACACAGTTTTCATATCCATCAGCAATCATATCATCCTTATACATGTAGTTGATAAAGTTAGGTCGGAATGATAAGTGTGTAGCAATCTTTAGAAAACATTCTCCAAGGTATTCATCTATTCGCGGTTCAGTAGTACCTGATGCCTCTGCTTCCTTAACTTTATTTTTATACACTATGATAGATTCAAGAAACTTCTTGTTATCAACATAATGAGGTTTTCTTTTCTTAGGAGCTGCAGGTTTTTTCTTACCTTTGGTCGGGTCTTTTGAAAGGACTTTGCCCTCAGGATCAGGTTTTTTTGTAGGCATCTAGTTATACGTTCCAATATTTTATTATAGCACCACTTGACAAGTATGTCAATAAGGTGTACAATAACACTGTAAGGGTTTAAGGGTTATTCTTAGTCTTATATATTTTCTCAAAGAGCGATCTATAGTCGTCAATATTTCCAACATATCCACCTATCGAATCTGGTTCAATATGGAAGTTACTATCCTTAGGTGACTTGTGTATATTGGTGCCATTTTCTGTCATAACAAATGCATCATATAACATTTTTATTTGCTTACTCATAGTAGAGACGCAAACAATATCTTTTTCTCTTATCACATAAAATTCTTCATCCGAGAGCTGCTGCCATTTTACAAACCCCATGCCTCTCGCGATCTTAGTCTCACTTATAGGATTAGTAATAATCTCAACGCACAAAGGATCTTGTAAAAACACAATGGATTCTTGATGATCTTTGGTTAGAACTGCTTTTGCAAGCACCTCTTCTCCATTGACCAACTTAAAGATCCCAAAAAATTCTTCTTCGTGTTTAATAAAGTTAAGCATCCTTTTTGAGTTTTAGATCTATTATTTCATAATCAAACTTTTCTTCATTGTATACCTTTACTCGTTCCATCAGATGATTTAACGTGTAGTTATTCCCCCTGTCTGTTGAGATATCATCAGCAATATCATATAGAGTTGCTTTTGATTTATTGTCTCCTTTCCGCAATACTCGTCCAATAGACTGTAAATTACGAATCCTAGATTTAGAAGGACTAGCAAAGATAACATTGTGTAGATTACGAATGTTTATACCTGTACTGAATGTACCGTATGATGCAACAATGATAGCATTGTCCGAAGTTTCAGTTAGATGTCTTATATCTTCCCGATCATCAGTATCAACACCACCGTGTACAAGATATACAGGTTGGTCTGTATCACTATTTATGAGATTAAATAAAGGAATCCCATGCCGATCTACATAGTTGAAGAGTATCAAGGTGTTACCTTTGCAATCTTTTGCTAAGTTTTTGATAAACTTGTTTCTACCACTATGGTCTACAAGGTAGTCTATCTCATCCTGATATCCTTCAAATAGTTTTTCTTCATGTTTTAATAAGATAACTTTTACTTTTAACTTAGCAACATGACCTTGTTGCATGAGCTTACTAGTCCTAGTTACTTGTGAACATCTACCGAATAAACCCTCTAGTACCAGTTGATTTACGTTAGCACCATCTAGTGTACCAGTAAATCCTACACGATATTTACAATCATGTAACTTACTCATGAGTGTGCTTAAAGATTTTGCTTTAAACTGATGTGCTTCGTCACCTATCACACAGTCAAATCTATCAAACCATTTCTTTGGTTCTTTGTATATTGACTGCCAAGTGGTAATCACTACTTTATGGTTCGTATATTTCTCTTGTCCTGCGTATATTCTATGACAATAAGAGGATGCTTTCCAACCATATGACTCAAAGTCTTTATACATTTGTTCTACTAGAGAGGTAGTAGGAACAACTATCAAAACATTTCTACTCAAATTAGTATAGTATCTGACCAATGCATAGATCATCAAGGATTTCCCGCTTGCAGTTGGCGACAATAGGAGTCGTCTGTTGTATCTCAGGCATTCGTATATTGCTTGATATTGGTAATCGCGTACCTTTACAGGAAGATGCAGTGACTTTACAAACCCTGCAACACCTTCGGGAGTAATGAGATCATTAAAATCATCAGGTGATCCATAGAACTCACTCTCTTCTATTTCATATTCATACTTATTTTTCTTTGCCCAGTCAGTAAGATAGTCTACGAGACCACAATATAACTCACCTGTAGCAGGAGAAAACAAACGTATCTTACCATCCCAACCTCTATATCTTTTTGTCTTCTGCATAAACTTTGCAGACTCAACTTCAAATGTAAAAAAATCCGCCAACTCATACTTGACGTGATCTGCTGCTTCTACTTTTAAATATACCTCATTCTTCTTTGCAATCTTGAGGTCCATCATTTGACTTAAGTCACTATATTATATAGTGTATCACTAGGAACCTTCTTTCCACTTAGTCCAATCTATTGCGTTTTTGATCTGAAAGTTTCTAACACTAATCTGTTTGATAACACTTTCCAGAAAGAATATTACCTGATCTAAGTAATCTATTTTATATTTTATCTTTCTAATATCCTCATCTGCCTCTATAAACATATTGATCTCCTCCTTAGTTGTGAGCTTGAGATCAAATGGCATGTCTCTGTATATCGTAGCAGGTGCTTTGCCTTTATAATATAACCATTTCTCTTTGAGTAATCTTCTATAGTCACCATCTTTCTCCTTCTTCATTAAAGAAAAAGTATTATAATATTCCATATACTTCTGATGCAATCTAGGAATCTTAAGAGATTCTTCACAGTAGAGATCATCATCTATTTTGCAGTCTTCTTTCCAGAGTTCCTGCAATGTTTCTAGATTCATAAACCTTGATCTTTAGTTTGATTAAACCACTCTTTCATTGTTGTCTGATATCCAGACTGGCGACTAGGAGGTTCCTTTATCCCCTTCATTTTCCTGTAGTCGTTGTGCATCGCTTGGAGGAGCCATGCCTGTGCTAGTTGAGTCGGTCCTTCGTTCAACAATCGGATTTGTGATTTCGAGAGACCAGCCTTCATCTCCAAATACTCCTGTCTCCACGATGTGTGGGGTGCTTTGTCTGTCATTTTCCTCCCAAGTAGATTTAATGCTTTCAATGTCTTTGTCAACATCTGCCATGGTCTTTAATATTTTACCATCAATCCACAATTTATGCAACCATTCGATAAAACCTGTAATCAAATGATTTAGTGGAAAGGGTTGTTTCTTTGCCCACCTACTAGATTTAGTATACCAGTTATCTTTACCACCCCAGTGATGTTCAAACTTGTATTCAAACTTCATCGTCTTGTCTGAGTGTTAACGTTTCTTATCTCATAAAGTAAATACTGAAACGTAACGCTTGCTGTCAAGAAGTCATTGTCTGTTGTTGTTACATTAAAATCTAGTGTGCTTAGTTGTGTTGGGAACATATCTTTGAACACAACATCAAAGTTTGCAATATTATTATTGTTCAATACTTGTAAAGTACCATCAGAAACTTTAGCATCTTGAGTTATGATATCACTATTTGCATTTATCCAGTCTCTTCTCTCCCCAACATTATCAGGTGTACCTAGAGCTCTAATCCAGTTATGTATTTCCATATAGTTCCGTAAGTCTTCATCAACAATGAAATCTATATTCAAAGTTGAGTATGTGATATTACCTTCTAATGGAACTTTTACAAATCCTCGTGTAGGTATTCCAATATCTCCCAAACTTAGTTCGGGTATGGATGCTCTTTGACACAAAAAAGATGTCTTCTTTGCTTTATCCAATAGGAAAACAAATCCTATAGGAGACAAGAAGTTCTTATTTGTTAGTTGGTCTTGATACCAGTTAGACATTTTATGCGTTTATATTTTCTAACCATGATGTAGAAATGTATTTCTCACCTGATAGAGGAGGATTACCTCTGTGCACATGAGTAAACCCTGCAGGCCATATCATAAACTGACCACGTTTAGGTTTATATCTCAAGGATTGATACAGGAACTCAGTCTCACCACCTTCATTAACATCATTAAGGAACATCATTGTCGCTAGTATACGACGATTACATCCTAGAGAACCATCTTCCGAATGCCAAGCATGATATCCTTGTTGTGGTAGAGTCTTTTGCACATTTAGATATACTTGTTGATATCTGTAATGTAAAAGATGTTCAAAGTTATCAATATATTCTTCAAGACATGTACCAGTAACTTGATTGTATTCTCTCATCCACTGATAACCGCAGTTGTGATCCAACATAAAGTCTTCAGTAGCAAGACATGTATCTTTACGAGCATGTGCTTTACGCTCTCTACCAAATAAACCTTTACGTTTAAAGGTAGCACCTGCCTTGTTTTGGTATTCCCAATAATCTATCAAGGGTTGGGTATTATATTCGGTATCAAATATACCGATGAACCCATCATATCTAATGTCAGTAATCATAATTTAGTTTCATACAATGCTATTTAGTCACTGCCAGTATTCGTCTAATACGTCAAAGGTTCTATTGAGATAATCATTTGCCCCTCTACAATATCCTTCTTTCTTTTCTCCTATCTCACACTTATAATGTAACTCTCTTTTAAGTTGCATCAACCTGTTGGTCATTGCTACTTTGTCTAATCGTCCGTTCATTAGTCTCGTTGCCTCCAGTCGTCTGATCGTTTATCATTATGAAACCATCCTGCTATATCATCAGCACCGTAGAAACCCCTTTTATGTTTCCTTGAATCGGAGTTTCCTATATCCAAGTACTTAAGAAAAGAATCGTCATCGCCCCCTCGTAATCTTCTTGCTGATGATAACATTCCTCTTGCTGATGTATTTGCCTTTGCTAATTTCTCTGCCCATATCATATCTTCTATAGTAACTTCTGTTCCTGCTGCAATGGATTTGCAGATGTCTACTAACCGTAGACGATATGCGGTAGATAACATATTTTAATGTATAAGATTATTTTTATTTATCACTCTCTGAAATAAGGAGGGAGGTTGGGTTCCTGTTTACCAACAAACAACGGGCATTACTACAGTAGTAAAAACGTTGTTGCCTGAGACCCGATTGGTTGAATCGGTTCTGCATCGCTGCAGCAGCACCACCTGTGTCTCATCACCTTAACTAGCGGTTGCCAGTAAGTTTATTCAGTCACTCCCATGTTGCGTCCAACAAATATATTATAGCATAAAA